CCTGAACGCCGGCTCCTGCTCCGCGTTGGGCGCACTCAGCAGAAATTGCCCATTCGGGATGCACCAAAGGAACAGGCCGACGCGCTTGTACTGCTCCTTGAGCCAGCCGAGCCGCTGCGTTCCGATGGTGGCCTTGAGGGTCTTGATCTCCTGCTTCGCCTGGCCACCCGAAACGGTCTCTACCAGCGCGCTTTTGCCATCCTTGTCGCTGCCGGCGGGAGCATTCGGGACACTGCAGATATTGCTCTTGGCAGCGCCGCCACCAGAGAGCTGGGTCCACACCCAAGCGTAGTCCAGATGCTCGACGGTCGTGGTGTCAGTGCGGACGGGAGCGGAACTGCGCTTCATCCCGCCGCCAGCGTTCGTAATCGCCTTCTGCCGCCCCGTCTCTCCGGTGACGAGCCAATCCGCCGCCTCGAACCCTACCGCCTTCATCTGCTTGGCGGTCAGGTCGTAGAACGTGGCCTCGGTGTAGCTGTCCTCCTGCATGAAGTACGAATCGAACAGCGCTGCGATGTTGTCTCGACCGCGGATCTCGATCGTAGTCTCGTCCGAATCGGTGGGGTCAACCGCGTCGATGCGCCCCGTCTGGAGCGGCACGTCAAGGTCCGGCACCTCGTTCCCGGTGAACCGCTGCATTCGCAGTTCAAACGGGTCGCCCGCCTTGTGCGCGGTCATGAATTCGCGCAAGTCGAACTGCTCACCCAAGCGCAGGACACACGCTGACGGCTGTTGGAATACGGAGCACTTCACGGTGTAGTCGATGCACCGCGCCGTCACGTCCTTTCCCGTGAGCGAGACGACGATCTCGTCGTCCAGCCAGCCCGCGTCGATCGCCATATCACTCGGTCTTGAGGTAGCGCAGCGTGGTCCCCGCTCGGATCCTGTATGGGTCCTCGATCGGGTTCAAGTTCATGATGTCCACTTGGTGCGCCGTGTCGCCATAGATGGCCATGCTAACGCCAGCAACGTCGGTGTCACGGGTCGTGGTGTACGATCCAAGTTCGCCAGCTTGCGAGACCACCTCTTGCGTCGCGGCCCACAGTGCGTGCAACGCGCCGAGCAGCTCCGAGTTGAGCGGGTCATTGAACAGCGACATCTCATCCGCCTCGCTGAACAGCGCGAGCAAGCCTTCGATCTTCGTGATGATGAAGTCCGACCACATCTCGGCGGTGTCGCGGTATGCCAGCACCGTGTTCACGCCGTCGCGGATCTGGTCGAGCATCTGCTGCCAGGCCGGGACCGGCGGGATTGGCGTCCGCGCTTCGAGGTCCCCGAGCCCGGTTGCGAGCGATGCGATCGGCTTCTTGGACAGTGTCTGCGCTAGTAGTAGCGCCTGGTCCTGGTCTTCCTTGAAGGTGACCTCGCAGACCTCGCCCGACTGCAACTTCACATCGAAGTCCCGGGACCACGTAGTCGCAACCGCGTTGAAACGCCCGATGCCAGGGAGCTCAAGCTCTACCTGTTCCTCTTGCTCCCACAGCGCCATGAGGCTGTCGAGATTCGCGAACAGGTTGCGGCCTTGATAGTATCCGCCCGCGCGCACGATGCCTTCGTCGAGCTTGATCGTGACGGTCACTTCGTAAAGCTTGCGACCGAGCCGCTCGATCAGCCCTCCAGGAATCTTGGCGAATTCATGAGTGTGCTCGCGGATGCCACCGGAGACGCGCAGCCGTTGATACGGAAGTTTGACGCCCGCGCACGCGAAGCGGCCGAGCCCGGAAATGTACGTCATCCGCCACCCGGAGGTTCACGCCCGTCAGGCGGCACGGTGGGGCCCGCGGGGGGAGTGCGGGCGTCGGTGATGTTGGTCACGCGGATGCCGCCTGCCAGCACTTGCGCGATCCGCTCCATTTGTGCTTTCAGTTCCGCGATCTGCGTCGCGTCCTTGGCCCGGTCCGCGATCTGCTGGTCGTTGAGCCCGCCTTCCATTCCGAACCAGCCCTTGATGGCCTTCCAGTCGCCGCCAAAGGTGCCGACCTCTTCTGCACTGGCAACCCGTGTTTCCAGTTCCTTCTTGCGCTCTTCGAGTGCGGTTCGGCGATTCTCGATGGCGGCCTTTTCCTCCGGAGTGGACGCGCCCTCGCGCTGCAATCTCTCTACCGTCTGCGCCTCGGATTCGATCACTGCATCTTTGGCGTAGGACTTCTTGTCCGACTCGCGTTTCTTTTCCTCTCCGCCCTCGATGAGCGCCGCTCCCGCGGCGTACAGCGTTACCGCCGTGGCGAAGATCGTCAGAGCAGAGCTTGCGATGCTGATCGCTCCTCCGGCTGGAAGGAAACCAGGGGGAGCATTCTTGCTTCCCGGAGCAGCCCCTCCGGTCATGTCTTTGAACGCTCTCTCGATTCCGGTTCTGAATGCAGATTCCAGCCCCGCCCTGGCAATCGACGCGCTGATCGCGAGCCCCACTGCCTTGCCTGGATTCTCAGCGAGCCACTGGGCGAACGTGCCCATGCCCTCGGCAACGCGCAGTGCTACGGGGGCGAGTTGCTCAAGTGCTGGCAGCAGCTTGGCCATCGCCGCGTCCGCAACCTGGTCTAGCTTGTTTTGGAATGCCTGTGCCTTCGCCGCGGTGGTGCTCTTGTACTGATTGACAGCGTTGTCGGTTGACTTAGCGTTCATCGACGACGCATCAAGCTGCTTCTTTAGCTCCTTGTCCACCGCGGCCATTCCGGCCTCACCGCCGCCGGCTTGCTTGTAGATGTTCGATAGGGCGGTCGCCGGCTTTGCGCCGATGACATTGGCGAACATCTCCTTCATTGGCTCGGTTTTGCCGCCGGTGACACGGATCGCTTCTTTGATCAGTTCGATCGGCGACAGGAGCATGTCATCTTTCCCGCGAAGATTCACTCCGTGCTTTTTGAACTGGGCGATCCTAGCCGGCGTGGCCCAGGTATTCCCTAGCCCAGATATCGATCGCGTTGCTGTGGCCGCCGACGTGGCTCCGCCAACGGACTTCGCCAACTGTACCAGGGCGCCGAACTCCTTGATGGTCTGCGACCGCTTCGCCCCGAACGATCCCGCGGTGCCTCCGAGGTGCGCCATGTACTTGGCATAGTCTCGAATCTCAACCGATCCGATCTTGCCCTGTGCTGCCAGGGAGCGCAGCACGTCCTCAACCTCGGCCGCCTTGTTCGGCACGTCACCGAGTGCGTTCGACACCTCGCCAGCCGCGGTCGCCATGTCGGTGAGGTCCGTGCCACTGGCAATCGCGAGGGAGGCCATTGCGCCCATCGACGATCGGGCGGTATCCAGGTCGCCGGTGAGCTTCACGAACTGATCTTGCGCATCGATCACGGATTGCGGGTCGATCGAGAACTGGTCACCGACCTTCCTCGCCTCTCCCATGAGGTCAGAAGCCTTTACGCGCTGCCCGGCTGCGTCGGGCGCTCCGGAGATGTAACCCGCGGTGGACAGTGCCGTCGCCGACCGCTCCAGGTCACGGCCGCGACCAATAGTGCCGGCGAGCGACGTATCGACTCCGAGCCCGCGCATGATGTCCGCACCGGCACGCCGACCCATCGACGCAAGCGGGGCGTTGGGCCAGAGGAACCGCGTTGCCCGGTGCGACGTGCGGGTCGCGAACCGGTCTAGTTCGCGGGACTGCGCACGCGCCATGCGGGCCGCGTTTCTGTTGGCTCGCTCGCGCGCTTTCTCCTCGGCCCGAACGCTCTTGAGGAGGTCGCGCTCCTCCTCGCCCAACACCTGCCGACGCATCCGAGCTTCGGCACGGAACGAGCGCAGGCGCTTCGCCGACTCAGCCTCGACCGCGCGCGTGTAGCGCCTCTCTGCCTGCTCTCCGGCTCCGGTGGCACCACCTGCCCCAGCCCCGAGCCCGCCGCGTCCAGCCTTGGCCAGGGCGGCCTGTGCACGCACTCCCGCCCGCATCGCCCTCTTCTCGAAATCCGAGAACGTCTTCCCGATCTGACGGGGGCAGCCATGGGTCAGTCGTTGAGATCGTCGAACACGGCGGCAAGCAGACGGCGGGCGCGGTTGCTCAGTTTCTCGGGCTCCTCCGCGATCATCTCGACCAGCGTGACCAGCTCGTCATCTTCGATATGACGGGCCGCCGGGGAGGCTTCGGACATTAGGGAGTCAAGCTCGTGGTACAGCCTCCGGATGGCACGCGACGTGAGAGCATTCCGCACCGTCTCGACCGGCAGCGGTAGGCACTCCGGCTCGGCGCTGATGTCGTTCGGAGAGCACATGGCGGCGCCCACGATGCACGAAACGAGGGCATCGTTGTACGCATCGACGGACGGCAGCAGTCCCTGAACATCGGCGCCAAGATCGGCAGCCTTGCGCCTAGCGAATGATTCTTCGTCGTCAGAAACTAGGCGTAGGCCAACCGCTACGGCGACCGATGGCTTATCCTCCCACCCGTCCGCCCAGTCGCCGGTCTCGAGCCGCACCACGCGCAACGCCGGGCGCTGTTGTGAGAGCATCTCGGAGGCTTTCACTTCTTTGCGTCCTTTCGCAGCTTCTCCAGGGTCTCGATCCACTCCGCTTTCATTGCGAGAAAGAGGGAGATTTGTCCTGGAGTGAGGTCGCAAGCAGCCTGGCCGTAGAAAGCGCCCAACTCACGCGCAAGCCCGGCCGTAGCGAGAAGAAAAAACGTGCGCCGTTTGGCCCGGCAAGCTCCTTCGTTGCTTCGGCGTACCCGTCCTTGGTTTGCAGTTCGGCGACCAGTCCAGAGATCTCGTCGGTGTATGCCTGGTGCTGCTCGGCGAGGGAAAGGATGCCGTCCTTACCCAGCTCGGTCATTGCCTTGATCTGCTCTACTCCGCCGTCGAAGAACGGCGCCGGGTTGTCGCGCGGGCTATCCGCGTCCACGACCCCGAGCAGGCATCGCCAGATGGCCTTGCCGTACTCGTAGAGTTCGTCTGCCTCTTGCACCGTGGCGGCGCCGTGAGCCTTTGCGAACGCATTCGCGCGCCCGTAGATCTCCGCCTCGTCGCCGGGCCGCAACGGACGAAGGCCGACGAGGACTTCGGGGGCAGGCTCGCCCCCGTTGCCACCGTCGGCCGCCTTCGCCATCGGGAGCGGAACCAGCTTGATCGCCAGGTAGCCGCGCCGAATCTGACTCGCGTTCATGTTGTCCCCCTTGATTCGTTACCCGATGTATTTCGGTTTCCCGCCATGCAGAACGACCTTGCCGGTCGTGATGCCCGTCTTCACGTCCCACGAGTAAGACGCCTCCATTACGGTGGCGTTCTGGATCTGCACCACCCGACCATTCACCGGCGAGAGCGACACGTTGCCGCGGTCGCCCGGAGTGAGCTTCACTGGGTTGCCGGCGCGCAGAACCGAAAAGTCGAGATTGACGTCGCTCGTGTGCACGCCATCCGAAACGTCAACGAAGCCGTCTTCGGTGACGATGTCCTCACCGGCCATTTTGTGGCTGAAGTCGCCGGTGGCCGTCTCAGACAGACGCCGACCCTTCCAATAGAAGCTGCTGGGCCCGAACTTGCTTGCCATCTTGGTGCTTGTCCTTCCGGGCGTTCAGGCCCGCTTAGAGGTCCAGCACTCGGCTCAAACGCGGGCGGCAGGGGGAGAACCGCGGCGCGAGCCGAGTGCCAGAGATTTGTTACGCGGCGACCTGACGAATCGACGCGAGGATCTGGTGCTGGTGCGGACGGACGACGACCGGAACGATCGTCTCGTTGCGCAGGGCAACGGTGTTGTACGCGGTGATCGGCGGGTTGGTCGCCACGTCGATGATCCAGCCAACGGCCTCGATCTCTTCGAGCCGCGCCTGAACGGTCGCGTTCCAGATCGCTGGCGTGCTGATGCCGGCGATCTGCGGCAGTCCATCGGGCAGGTCGGGGCCCACGCCGGGGTTCTGCTGCGCGTTCTCTTCGGCGAGGATCTGCACCTCATCACGGACGTACTGCGACACCGAAACGTCGGCGGTGTCGAGGCAGCGATAGTCGGGATTCGCTCCGTTGAGCGAGTGCGAACAGATGCTCCGAACGATGCGCGTATCACCAGCGAAGTCGTTGATGGGCGCGACGCCAGCGTTGAGCAAGGCCTTCAACTCGGCATGGCTCCAGACGTCGAGCTGGTGCGCCGCCACGTCCGACCACAGCTGCGCGGTCGTGTCCTGCCACGTGCCATCGTACCGCGTCCACGGGTTCGTGCTCTCGGCCACGCACCGCAGCGCCGCAACCTTGGCCGCGATCTGGCAGGGGTGCTTGCGGCTGTTCTTCTGCGCGTATACCGAGCAGAGGTAGGCGTTCAGCGTCGTCTGCGCGAGGGCGATCGGGTCCGTGGTGCCGATCGAGTTGAGCCCGAAAATCACCTGCTCGAGGTGGTCGATGAGCGGCGCCGACTCGCTGTCAGCGTGCGCTTCCCAACGGGCCGCGTTCGTGGCGTCGTTCTGCGCCGCGGCAATGCGCCGGTACTCGCCGGCCTCCAGCAGATTGATGACGTTGGCGCACGTATCGGTCCCGCTGCCGCCAGCGAATCGCACCCAGCCCGAAGCCGTGGCGGACGCCTGCGAGAACGTGCCGAACGTGAACTCGCCGGTGATGGCCGCCTGTGCCTGGATGTCGATCTGCGTGACCTCGGAGAAGTAGCCGGCCGTGATGAGCGTGGTACCGCCGCCGGTGCCCGAGATGGTGACCGCCTCGACCAGCGCGGCGCCAGCGGCATCGAGCCCGGTGAACGTGATGGTGCTGCCGTTGGTGTACGCGCCGACCGCTGCCGAGAGCGTCGCCGACACCTGACGAGGTGGCGAGATGATGGCGGGACCGGGGTTTGCCAGCGTGCCGGTGAGAGTCGCGCCGGAGTACGAAGCGGGAGCCGCGACGGTAGCAATCAGTGTCTTGATGGCGACCGGGTCAGCGTCGCGCCCGATCGTGAACAGGCTATTCGTCGGCGCCTGCGTCAGGTCGAGCTTCGCCACGTAGTCGTTGCCGCGGATGCCAGCGGACGAGACCGTGATCGTGATGTCGAATGCTGGACCAGCTCCCAGCGTCGCGACGCAGAACAGCGTTGGAATCGCGTTGATGGCGGCGGCAGCGGCGGTCATCGTGTTCACGACGCTCGCCGTGTCCACTACCCAACTGACATACTGGTCACCGAGATACAGACCGACCTCTCCGGTGCCGGTGCCGACCGCCTCGCAGTTGAGAACGAGCGTCGCGGAAACGGCTCCGCCGGCCTCGGCAACCGGAGCAAGCACTACGGCGGCGCCGGCCGCCAGTGCCTCTCGGGCCTGCTGCGCGCACTCCGACCGCTCGCCGACGTAGCCCGCAACCTCGTCCTCCGAGAATGCCTGGACGACGTCCAGGTCGGCAGTCATGCTGCCGCTGGCGAGCTTGTTTCCTGTGCAGACCACATACCACGGGCCAGCGCCCGCGCTCTTGCCTTGACCGAACTTGTTCTCGGCCGCGAACATAGGAACGCGGTCGTCGGCGGTGATGCCGGGAAGCGTGAACAGTGCCATTTTGCTCCTTTAGCGGTACGGTCAGACCCAGCGGGGTTCGGTCTTGCATCGGCCGCGCGCGAGGGTGAGTGCCCGTGCGACGGTGACGTTGGTGGTGGAGTCGATGAGCACGCCTTCAGCGATGCGCGCTCGATAAAACGTGGTGTCGGGAACCTCGAACGGCTCGCGCAGGAACTCCCATTGCAGGTCCCGCCGCTCGGTCCGCCGGTGCGCCTCGCTGTGCGCCGGAGTCGGCCTGGTCACCTCGCCGAACACCTGCTTGGCGCCCACGTATCCGCGCACATCGTTGCCGCGGCGCGGGTCGTAAAACCTCGGGTCGAACGGGTCCACCGGGCAGGCACCGCACGGGCGCCCGAGGTGGTCCGCGGCCGCGTAGGGGTTCGTCGAAACCATGAGGTAGCCGCAACGGGCCACGACTGGCGCCGGGGGGACGACTGCCACCTCGGTCACTGTCTCGCCGCGCTCATTGGTTCCGGTGAGCGTGATGGCGTCTCCGTGGTCGGGTTCGGAAGTGATGGTGACGCTTCGCTTCGATTCCTTGGACATGCTTCCCCTTTTCAAATGACCTTCACGGCCGTCATACACGCGCGTTGAATCGTCACCGTGTTGGAGCCGGTGGCGTTCATCACCCAAAGCTCAACGTAGTCGGTGGCGGCCAGCGAGAAGAGCCCTTGAGTGGATCCCATTCCGGCGTCGCTGCCGGTAGCGATCAGTCGATACCGCTGTGATGCCACGTCGGGCGGGTCTCCGTTGCGCGACAGACCGACCCACACGACTTGGTTATTCGCTCCGGCCGTGATCGTAAAGTCGCACGCGACGCGGTAGATTTCCGTCTCGGGCCCATCGTGACGGAGCCGGTTGTTAGCCGGCATCGTGAAGTCATTGGACAGCGCGAGCGTCGTGGTTCCGGAGGCCTTCGCCCATACTCCGACATTGAGCGCGGTAGCCGCCGGTGTGCTCCAGTAGAGCTCGCCGTACTCCGCATCGGCACCAGAGAGCGCCGCCTCGATGCGTCGATAGAGGCTGTAGATTCCGTCCCTCACATCGAGCGGACTGATCTCACCAGTCGTGTTGTCGGCGAGCGACGTGCCGAGGAGGTATGCCTCCGTGCGTAGGGTTTCACCGGCCATCTGTTGATCTCACATGAAACCGGAGCGGAGGAAGCCACCGGAGAAACCAGTCAGTGGCGGCGAGTAGATATAGCCGTCGAACGGTCCGGGCGCGGTCGGTGTAGCCTCGTCGCGGCGGATGACGATCACGGTCTGAGTGCCGAGCCCGGTTGCCACCGGCTCGAGGTCCTCGCGCGCCAGCAACTCGACCGAGACGCCCTCGTACTCCGCCTGTCCCACCCGCACGTTGGCGTTGCGGACCATGCCCACCGCCAGCGTGGCGAGCCCGGCGTGAGTCAGGACGCTAGACCCATACGCGGCAGCAAACGAGTCCGTATCCCCCGCCACGACCCAGGACGGATGCCTCCCGTTCCACTCTCCGACTGCGCGAATGAGGGCGCGACCGATTGCTACCGGGATGCCCCGCGCCATCGGGATCTTGTTCTGCGCGATCGGGGGGTACGACCACAGCAGCGTGACGGGCCGCTCCTCGCCCCAATGGCCATCGTCGTTCCGGACCGCCTTGCCGTCCTCGCGATACGCAAACAACTGCGGCAGTCGGATGGTCGAGAAGTCTTCCTCGCGCGGGTCGTGCGGTGACTGCGTGCGGACGATTGGTTCGCCTGGGACCAGATCATCCCATGCGGCGCCGACCTCGTAGGTCAGTACAGCCGCGCACCACGACAGGAGCGTCGTTAGCCCCGGGTCTCCGATCGGCTCGGAGGGCTCGCCGCCGAGCCGCGCTACGTTCGCGATCGGGAGCGTCGTGTCGCCGAGCTGGTAGGCCATGCTGTATCAGCGCCAGAGCGCTCCGAGTCGTTTCGCAACCGGTCCGCGCACCGTGCGGATCATGACGTCCACGCCGTGACGGGTGCCGTCGTGCATGTAAAGACGCGCGCTGTTGCCGGGGTGCCAGACCTCCAGCGTTGAGATCCAGCGGCCGAGCTTGGCGGAGTAGAACGTCAGCCGACCGGGTACCGCATTGCCGCGACCGTGCGGCTTCCGCTTCTCTCGGTTCTGCCCGGCGTTCGTGGGCCCGACGAAACTGCGGGCCATGCGGGGGCGGATCCAATGCTGGCTCGTACCCCATTCAACGTAGCCGGCGTATGGTGCGCCAGCGGCGATGGTGGCGAGCGCCTTCGTGCCGTCGAACCTCGCTGTGCTCTTGACCGTGATCGATCGGCGTAGCGCTCCCGTCCGGTCACGGAACGCGGTGCTGCTGTTGGCGTCGTCCACCGATGCGTCAGCACCGGCGTCCGCCACGTCTTCACATTCGTGACCGAGCCGCGCCATGGTGACGCCGCGCAACGAACGGAACCCAGACAGGTCAACCGTCACGCGCGCCGCGAACATCAGAAATCCCCGAAGCCGTCCCGTGCGAACGTGTAGACGTCTTCGGTGTTCGGGTCTGGATACAGCTCGCCGCCCTCGTTCGCCGCCGGGTTCGGCGACGCATCGGTATCGAGGCCGACGACGTTCTTTCGGAGCTGTTCAAGGTCGTGGTTGGCGGCCTTCATCAGCTCGACCCAATCGATACCCCGCATCACCTCGGGGTGCCGTTGCGCGCACATCGCAACCGCAACGTCCAGCGTCAGCCGGATCACTTCGCGCGGGGTGCTGGCGGCCACCGCGGAGAGGCTGTAGACTCCCTGGAGATACCCCGCCACCTTGCTGCTGGCATCCGCGATGAGAGCCGTAAACGGGGCCGAATCTGCGACCCCGTCCACGTTGTCATCAAGGATACGGCGCACGGTGAATGCGCCAAGCCGATTGGTGAGATCGGTGGTCGTGATGTAGGGGTAAGCCATGCGTCAGCCGACGATCTCTACCGCGTCGCCAAGGCTGAGAGCGTCGCCGAGATTCATGACCATCTCGTCGCCGGCCAGGTGCATGGTGTCGGTCATCACAGCACCGGGCCCGCGCACCCGAACCACCACCAGACCAGACGGCGGCTCGGGAACCACCGGGGGAGGTTGCTGCTCTGTTGCGGCAACCGGCAACGGGATCTCTGCCACAACCGGATCAGCAGGAGGCGCAACGGGCTCGGCGGGAGCGGGCGCAGGAGTTTCCTCCCGCACGTCATCCCGCCGAATGAACCGTTTCGTCGCCATCAGATCGTGGTGGTGTAGAGGAACCCGCAGGGAGCGGCGAGCACCGTCGCGGCGTCGGCGTGCGAAGCCTGGACGATGTAGCTGCCACGACCGCCGCGGCCCTGCTCGAACCACTGCTCCGTCACCATTGGGATCTGGAGCGTGACGCCGAAGCTGGCACTGCGCCGGCTCGGACGGTCGGCGACGCGGACGACGCCGAAGCTGTTGTTCGCATCCCACATCCGCGTGTAGACCGCGGCCGCGCCTTCGTTCGCCGTGTTCTGGCGAGCCATGCCGACCAAGAGCTCGTCCACCTCGAAGAGCGAGGCGATGGCCTGGCGACCAACGACCGCGGGATCTCCACCGGTGTATTTCACCTGGTCGAGCACGCGGGGATTCGTCTTCAGGGCGTTGTACACGTTGACGCCGCAGAACGCGACCCAGCGACCCGGGCCGTTGCCAGTCCAGCAAGCCGCCTTGGCAGCGAGCACGTTGCCAACGGGGTCACCGCCGGCCGCGGTGCTCCAGCGATTCGCCGCCGCGATTGGCGCGGTGTTGGCGCCGTAGGAGCCGCCCGCCGTCATGATCGTCGCGATGCGCTGCTCTTGGCCGAGGGCGAGCCCGTCCAAGACATTCATCAGCGGATCGATCAGCTCGAGAGCGACGCTATCGCCAAGCTCGAGCGTCCAGGCGTCCAAGTGCTCCTTGAACGATCGGCGGGTGAGAGCCGCGGTCGCGAGGGTCACGCGCTCGCTCACCTCATTGACCGAGCCGTCAGTGCCGACGGTGTCAGCGGGGTAGCTGAGCCCGGAATCCTGCGGGCGCTGGAAATACTCCACCGCGAGCTTGTTCACGCCGACCAGCGGCATGAGGCGAGTGCCGATGTAGTCGTCGTTGGCGTAGCTGAGACTCAGCTCGCTGAGCGTCTGGGTCGTGCCCACCATGCCGGGGGTGGCCTGGAGGCGCACGAGCTTCTCGTCGGCGGCCTTGATGAGTTCGGGCTGCTCACGCGCGGCGCGCATGAGGGCGGAGAGCTTGCGCTCGAAAGCGATACCGTCGCTGGTCCGCTGATCGAACTCGGCTGCGTGTCGGAGTGCCATCTTGTGTTTCTTCCTTCGTGGGGTGAGTTGGATCAGGTGCCGGTGCCGAGGCGGGCCCCGAGGTTGACGCCGACGAGTTCACCGGCGACGGTGCCGGTCTGCGTGGCCATTCCGATCGGAGTGGTGACGTTGGCAACGCCGGGGGTGATGTTCTTCACGCCGTCCCACGCGCCATCCACGTTGACGATCTGCCCGGCGGTGACGGCCGCAGCGGTGCCAACGCGGCACGGAACGATGCAGGGCGAGCCCAGAAGAACGACCTCGACCACGTCACCAGCCACAGCCGGCCACACGCCATCTTCGGTCTTGTACGCGATGCCGTAGATCTGATCGGTCAGCGCGCTGGGCACGGTGACGGTGCCAGCGGCCGCGAGCACGAGCGGGAGCCCCTGCGTGACGGTGCTGCCGGCGGTGACGGTGCGCATCTCGATGAGCGCGGTCTCGGTGATGTTCTTGCGGTCTGCTCGGGGCATGACTTACTCGTCCTTTCCTGCGTCGCGGACGAGCGCCGCGAGCTTCGAATCTGGATCAGTGGTGAGGGAGTTCTCGGGCTTGTCGCTGCCCGTGACGTCGTTGGTGAGAGTGATCGAGGGGCGGGCCGCCATGAGCGCGGAGAACAGTTCCGGGTCCTTGGCACGGAGCTCCACCATCGGCTCCAGCTCGGCCGGGTAGAGCGTCTTGCCGACCAGGGCCACGACCTCGCGCCGATTGATGTCCGCGGCCAGGCGGGCGGTCTCGGCGGCCTGCTCGGCGGCACTGGCGCGAACGAGGTCACGCTCGGCTTCGAGGGCGGCGATACGCTCCAGTGCGGCGTCTCGCTCACGCTCCGCCTTCTGCGCGAGCTCAAGCGCGGCCCGGGCGTCCGGCGAATCCTGGGTGGACTGCGCCACCGGCTCGGACTCGGTGACGGTGGTGATCGGTTCGGGCATTGCGCTGTTCTCCGGGGAGCGGGTGAGTGCGGACAGTGGTAGGCGAGCGCGCATCTCGGCGGCTCGCGAGAACTGAGAGAGGTCAACGGACGCCGCTACTTCGAGCGCGTCGGAAACGTTGTCGGCGAATCCATGGGTGACGGCTTCCTCACCGAACATCCAAGTTTCGGCGGCCATGAGGGCCACGACGTCGGTGCGGTCAATCGCCACGCCCCGGCGCTGCGCCGAACGGACGTAGGTATCAGCCGCCGTATCGTTGACCTGACGCAGTAGTGCGGCCCGCTTCTCCAGGTCTCCAGCGCCGCCCGTCATCCGCGTCCACGCTTCGTGGATCATGATGGCAGCGTTTGCCGGAATCGTTACCTCGTCGGACGCGGCGAGGATCACGGACGCGGCGGATGCAGCAAGACCGAGTACGGTGCCCTCAATCCGCGCGCCCTTCTCGGCGTAGCTGCGGAGGATGTTGTAGATGGCGACGCCTTCGAAAGTGTCGCCGCCGCCGCTGTTTACCGAGAGCTTGATGGTCTTCGGCTTGGTGTTCTTGAGCGCGTCGCGAACGACCTTCGCCGTCACGCCTTCGCCGGTCCAGAAGTCCACGCCAATCTCGTCGTGGATGTCGATCTCAATCACGTCACCGGCAGCCGACTGCGGGCGCACCGATACGGCCATGCGCGTGGCGCCTGTCATGTCTGCCATCGGGTGATGCCTCGGTTACGCGGCGTTCTGCGCGTCGTCGTTTTGGTCGCTGTTGTCGTCGGTCTGGTCGGGAGCGGGCTCCTCAACCGTGACCTCGATATCGAGCGTTTCCTCGTCTTCGACCGCTTCAGGAATCCCCGCCTGGTCACGGACCCACGATGCCGGAATCTTTCGGAGGCCGGCGGCTCTCAGTTGCGCGAGTGCCTTTCCGAACTTCTCCAGATCGATCTGGTCCTCGGTCGCGAGCACCATCCGCGGTGGCCTGACGTTGGGACCGTAGTTGATGGCCGCGAACGTGGCGCACGGCCCTCTCGTAAGAGCGTCGCGGACCACGCGGGCGTTCGTGTCCCTGACCCCGTCGCGTCCCTTGTCGTGAACCTCGCCGAGTGAGCGGGCGCCACGAGTACCGGCGTCAACGGTCATCGTCCCATGCAGGACGGCCTTCGACATCTCGGCCGCCAGGTGGTCGGAAAGCTCCTTGTGGACGCCACCGCCGCCGGTCGTGCTGTTGCGCGGCCACTCGGTCGCGATCGTCATCGTGTCGGGGATGGTCGCTTTGCTGGTCGCGCTGTACCGCTCGATCACCTCGGCAAGGTGGGCGATGTCGGTCTTGCTGGCGCCCTTCTTGTACGTCCCGATGGTGCTCGGCTTGAAGCCAATCTCGCCCAGGACTAGCCAATCCTTCAGTGTCCAGTTTCGACCTAGCGCCGCCCAGATGAGGCAACGCGCGAGGCCTTCGCGGATGATCGTATCGCCGTTGATGCGCCTGCGTACCTGCGTGAACTTTCCGGGGTACGTGGCGACGATGTCCACCCCACCAGAGTCAACGGAGCCGGTGTTGCGAGCGTCGAACAGGAGCGCCCCGTCCGACTGACGGAAGCCGAATCGGCGGCAGGCTACGGGCTTTGCTTCGGTTGGCAGGTAGCGCCCGTCCGTCAGTTCCCACTTGGTCTCAGCAAATGCGAACCCGAACGCCATCGACTCGCCGACGAGGTGCGAGACTCCCGCTTCCTTTTCGGCTTTCTCCCAAGCCTCAGAGAACTCGGTCGCACACTCATCCTCGGCTGGCGTCGCGTCTTTCGGCGGGGCGACCATCCATTCGAGCGACGTGATATCGCTCTCGGCCGAGGCCATGACGGACTGGAGGTGCCCATCCTTCTGCCGGCACTCGTGGAACAGATCCACCAGTCGCGCGGGGTGTCCGCTGTCAGCCGACTGAATGATGTCGCTGACAGAAACCGGCGTGAGGTTGCCACCGATGCGGCTGAACTGAGACCACAGTGGCAGGACCGGGAGCGGGTCCGTCAGCAGTCCCGACTCAGTGACCATTGGCGCCGGCTGGCGCTGGCGTGCGAATGGCCACATCGGTTACTCAGGTGTAGACGGTGATGGGGGTCGCGGTGCTGGTGCCGTAGAGGCGGTAGAACAGGACGTCTTCGATGCCGCCAGCGACGCAGGTCGTGGAGTCGGTCGTTCCGTCGTCGAATCCAAATACCAGCGTGCCGGCTGCTGTTGCCTTCGCCCGCCGGTAGGGCATGTCCTCGCCGATGACGCCGGCCAACACCTGGGGGAATGGCCCCATGTCCACGACGCCGAAGCTCAGGCCGCCAGCGGCCTGCAACTGGATCGGGACCGTGATGCTGGTGATCGTCTCGAGTGGCGTGGTGCCAGTGATCGTCTCGCCGCCGCCGGCCGCCGTGAGGAGGAGCGGAACCGTCACCGCGACACCACCGCGAGTCCCGAGCACGAGGATCGGGTCCGTGGTGTTGTAGGTAGCGGCGCTAACCGCAGTCAGCACGGTGGGGTAACGCGGGAAGACGAAACCGGCCGCGTGCACCGCACCGTTGAGAGCAGCTCCGTTGTAGACGGTGAGCGCAACCGGGGCGGCCGCGTCGGTCTTGATGCCGACGGCGTCAGTCAGAGCCGCCGCGGTCGTAGTGTACGGCCGAGGCGAGCTATGCAGCTCATAGCCCCGCATGTTACACCGGGAGGAGGGTGATGACGACGGCGCCGTCCGTGGTGTCGTCGGTGCGCCGGACGTAGATATCGGACGCAGCGACGAGGTCGGCTGGAAGAGCGGTCACGCCCCAGGGAATCACGCCAGCGACGGCTACCGAGATGGCATCACTGAGAGCGTTGCCGCCACCGGCAGCCGCGTCACGGAGCGTCCAGGTGTCAGCAGCGCCGACCGTAGTGACGACGCACTTGACGTCCACGATGCGGCAGGCAAGAGGAACGGTGTCCGTCACGAGCACATCATCGGCGGCACCGGTGATGCCGGCGACCACGGGGACATGAATCACGAATGGCACGCCGGTCTGCCCGACCGCACCGGCGCCGGCCATCACGACCGCGCCGTCCAGGTGGGTCGTCAGGATGCTGCCCGCGGCGAGCCCGGTGCCAGTGGCATGGATCAACCATCGCCCCGTGGCGGGGTTGTCGTCGGGCATCAGGACGGTGGCGCCTGCCGCCGCGGCCGAAGCCGCGACATAGATCCATGCCATCTGGGTGGCGATGTTGAACACCACCATCCCGTTACTGCGATCGGCGGCGACGAGGGCGGTGATGGCGGCCGCGTTGGCGTAGGTTCCACCGGCGCGCATCGAGACTTCACGAGCCGCTCGGTCGCCGTATTGGAGGATTGCAGTCATGCTCGGTAGGTCTCCAGTGATGGATCGTCAGAACCCGCGCCCCATGCCCAGCCAGCGAGAGCCGGAGGCGAGCGGCGGGAGTAGGTTGTCGCGTTCGATGGGCGAGAGTGATTGGCCGTGCTGCTCTAGGTCCCACAGGGCCAGCACGAAGGCGGATGCGATGTCGCCGTGGCCGCCGGTGTTGCGCGGGGATTGGATCGAGAGACCGCCACCGGGGAGGGGCTTTCCGATCACCTCACGAAGCTGCCGGGCGAGCTTTTCGTAACGGCGTGGGATGCGAATACGGCCAGCGTGCAAAGCCTGGCGAGCGATCGTGTAGCTGTCGATCTTCCCGCTCTGTCCGGCGGGCGCTTCGTCGATTGTGATCTCGTACTGCGCGGTATGCTCGCGCGCTGGATCGATGGCGTGCTGGTCGGCGACGAACGAGCCGCCGCGGTGCCTAAGCACTACCTCAGCAAAGTCGCGGCAGACGCTCGACAGTTTGAGCGGGGCGTCCCGTGTCGGCTGGATCTCCAGCACCTCAACGACGTGAACCTCGTCGCCGTGCTCGTGCAGAACCACGATCGCAGACGAGTCGTGCCGCAGCCCGAGATCAGCCCCGAACCCGACGCGGCCGGTGTGGCTGTTGGGTCGCCGCACTACCTCGATCGGTTCGTCAGTCACCGCCTGGTCAACGGAGACCGGAGAGAAGAACAGGCCGGAGCCGATGGCGGTGAACTGCGCACCGTATTCTCGGTCGGCCTTGACCGGGTCCACCGAGCGGACCGCCTCGACCATCTCGATGTATGCCGGGTCGTTATCGCGCAGTAGCAGCGTCGGGGCGTGAGCAACCAGCGCCGTCTTTGGTGCTCCCCAGTTGTCCGCGTAGAACTTGTGAAGGAGCCCGGTCTCAGCCCACGGCGTCGAAGCAATGACGACCAGGCCGCCAGGTATCACGCGAGCATGAACGGCGTCGAATATATCGACGTCGTTTACCTTGCTCTCCTGGTCACGAAAGAACGCCGCCTCGTCCAGCACCGCCGAGACCATCGACCGGCCCCGGATAGCAGCGCCGCCGCGGCTTGCGGCCAGCACCTCGAGCGCGACGATTGCGCCGTCGGCTCTCTTCAGTGTGATCGAATCGGTGTCGGACGCGGTGACCAGCGGTGCCAGGTCGGGGTGATTCTCGACCGCGCCCTTGACGTAACTCAGGACCTGACGAGCGGTTTTCTTGTCCGGTGCGACGACGGGAGCAAAGGCCGTCTCGCCGGCTGCGAGCAACGACAGGTCAGCGGTGAGCATTCGCCAGAGCGAATACATCGCGGACAGTATGTAGCTCTTTCCACCTCGAGCCCCGCAGACGGCCGCGAGAATCTTCCGGGCCGCGCTTGGGATCCGATCGACTGGTCCGAAGATCCTGACCGCCGCGGCCTGGTGCTCATCGTCTAGATCTGCCGGGTCGAACCGGTCGAACGCCACGAGGCAGATCGTCCGCTGCGCCACCGTGAGGGTGACGCCCATGGGTCCCTCGACCCAGGCGACGAACGACTCCCGCCACTGCGTCCAGTCACTCGGCTGCTGAGTTCCGGACCCCACGGATCGGGATGACTGCTCCTGAGCGAGCTGGCGGAGTCTCTTGACCCGACCGATGAGCGTCAGGCTGTCCGCCACTGTTCTCCCCCTCGGTCTGCTTCTCGGGCTTCGACCTTTCGTCGATTCCCATTCCGGTGCGGGTCGTCAGCAGGTCGCCGATGATCTTGGCGGAGCCGTTGACGTCCCGGAGCGCTTCGATCGGCGCATCCTCGACCAGGCTGCTGATCTTGCGGACGACCTTCCGCAGCGTATCGACCAGTTCGTCGTCCAGCTCGCGGTGAACCAGAGCTGTCTTTTCTTGGACAGCTGCTGTCAGAGCCGGATCACTTGCCATCCGGGAGCGCCACCGATGCAGCGTCCGCTCCGAGATTCCTGCCGCTTTTGAAGCTGTCGTGTCACCGACAACTTGCGCGTGCATCAGGACCCGGGCTGCCCGCTGTCTATCGATCTTCGGGGCTGCCATCTAACGTCCGGTGGCTACCGGCCTCGTCGTCGCTCTGCGGACCGGGGTTCGTCCTGCCTACTGGCGGCGCCGTATAGGTCCTCAG